ACAGAAGATGAACATGATAAAATATTAGCAGATAGACAAAAAGACGTAGAAAAAACATTAAAGAAAACTAAGAACAAATAGTAAATAAAAATAAGAGAGTGAATATATTATTTTGCTCTCTTATTTTATTATAAGAAGGTATTCATGTTTGAAAAAATAATTATACAAAACATCATAACTAAACCTAAATTTGGTGCTGAATACATTGAATTTTTAAAAGAAGAATATTTTTCTATGTCTGAGTCAAGATTGATTCTAAAAGAAATAGTTAATTATTTTAATGAATATACTAGAGTTCCATCTTTTTCTGAAATATCGGTTCAACTTTCCCAGGACTCAAATATACGTCAAGAAGATTTTCATAATTGTGTTGACTTTATTAAAGAACTTGATACCAATGATGATTATCATGAAGATTATTTAAAGAAAACCACACAAAAATGGATTACGGATAGAGCATTTGAGAATGCAGTTATAGAAGCTTCTGAAAAAATGAATGATGGTAAAGATATTTCATATATTCAAGAAACTATTAAAGACATCTATTCTATATCATTTAATAAAACAATTGGTAATTCACTTTGGAGAGATGTTGAAAAGCAAAGAGATTTTTATGAGTCTTCAGCTGATAAATATGCATCCAATTTAACTGAATTAAATAAGTGTTGCGGCGGAGGCATAGAGAGAAAGACTTTAAATCTTCTAATGGCTCCAACATCAACTGGTAAGACTACGGCCATGTGTTCATTAGCTAGTTCATACTTAAAGCGTGGTTTAAACGTTTTATATGTAACATGTGAAATGTCTGAAGAGAAAATTCGACAAAGAATCGAAGCTAATTTTTTCAGAACTCCTATTAACGATATTCCTAATCTAGATAGAGATCAATATATCAAGAAAATGAATTTCTGGGGTAGCAATTCTAAAGCTAATTTATATGTTAAAGAATATCCAACTGCAACATGCAGCGTTAATAATCTAAGAGCTTTATTAGATAACTTAGAAACAAAAGAAGGATTTATTCCAGATGTAGTTCTAATTGATTATATTGGTATTATGAAAAGTATTAGAATAAAATCAAATGAAAATTCATATGGTTATCATAAATCAATAGCTGAAGAAGTTCGTGGATTAATGTGTGAAAGAAATTTAGCTGGATGGAGTGCATTACAATCAAATAGAGATGGTGATGGTAAATCAGATTTAGAATTAAACAATAGTGCAGAGTCATATGGAACACCTATGACAGCAGATTCACAATTTGGTCTAATAGAAACCAATGAATTAAAATCTGATAAATCACAAATATGGAAATGTTTGAAAACTAGATATTCTGATCTAAAGGGATACAGGTTTAAAGTATTGGTTGAACATGAGTATGGAAGTGTATCCGATTGGCATGACCAGGGTGAAAATACTCCAGTGTTTGGCGAAGAAGATAAGACGATTCCAAACAATAAAATATCAACAAAAATGAAAGCTATGAATATTGAAAATAGTCAAAAATTAAAGAATTTAGATATGGATTTTAGTTAGGTAAATAATATCATATAAAATAGGAAGTGATTATCATTAGTAGATCAAAAAAGGCAAAGAAACAAGTTAAGAAAGTTATTGCTAATAAAGGTGATAGATGGGATGATGAGCCAACTGGTATCAAAAGAAAGGAATATAAAGATCCAGAATTATGTGCCGTTGAAGGATGCACTAACTTCCATATGGACACATCTAATGTTTGTCCTGATTGTTATAACATAATATCAAACGAAATGGCTAAGACGGTATCCTCTGATCAATGCTTACCATTAAAAATGGAAGACGAAAGCACCGCTAAACGGTTTATGAAACTTGTTGATGGAGAAGATGCAAAAGATGAATAAAGAAATAATAGAAAAATTAGCCGAACAAGAACATGAATCATGGTCATCTTGGATGAGACATTTATTTTCTAAATGTCAAAAAAATAGAAATCCTAATTCAGATTTTGTTATTCCATCAGAATTTGTTCAAAGATGGACCAGACAAATGAAGACCAATTATTTTGATTTACCAGAAGAAGAAAAAGAGAGTGATAGAGTAGAAGTAAGAAAGTTTTTAAAGATATTGGAGCCGATAATGGAAGGTAAAAATTATAAAAATGTTATATGTGAAGCAAAAGATTTAAAGGCATTTACAACTAGTATTAAAGAATTAATTAAATCTGATACCAAAGCATCTAAGTTCAAACAGGCATTTTTGAAAGATAACGAAAAGATTGTTGATTTAATCGATTATATGCTAGGTAAACATGAAAAAGAAGTGACAACGCTAATGAAAATTCATAATGCAAACTATGATGAGTTAATAAAAGCTATAGGTTCAAAATAATATATTTTTGGTTTATGTTAGATAAACAAAGGAAGTAAGTAATGAAAAAATTAACAACAGAACAATTCATTGAAAAAGCTGTATTAATACATGGTGATATATATGATTATTCTGCTGTTGATTACAAAAATTCAGGAGAGAAAATAAAAATTATTTGTAAATGTCATGAAATATTTTATCAAACACCAAACAATCATTTACAGGGTAAAGGCTGTCAAAAATGCACAAACACAAAAAACTGCAATTTAAAGAAATATACAACTAAAATTTTTATAAATAAAGCAAAATTAAAACATAAGAATAATTTTGATTATTCAAAAGTTAATTATATTAATTCACAAACTAATGTTGATATTAGATGTAATATATGTAATAATGATTTTATACAGACACCAGCTAATCATCTGTATTATGATATTTGTTGTCCTGTTTGTAGATATAAATATATTAGTAAAAAACATGTTTCAACATTAAAATGTTTTATAGATAAGGCAAATATTACACATGGTAATTTATATAATTATGATAATGTTTGTTATATAAATTCTCAAACTCCAGTTATTATAAAATGTAATCAATGCCAAAACATCTTTACTCAAACTCCAGCTTCACATATAAGTGGGACAGGGTGTAAACAATGTGCAGATATCAGAACTGGTGATTCATTAAGGATGACATATGAAAAGTTTATATAAAGCAACGATAGTTCATCATGATATATATGATTACTCATTAGTTGAATATATTAATTATAATGAACCTGTAAAAATCATTTGTCCAATCCATAAAGTGTTTAATCAGAAAGTTAGTAATCATTTATCTGGTTCTGGCTGTCCATTATGTTCCTTATCTAAAGGCGAAACGAAAATAATAAATATTCTTAATGATAAAAATATTAAATGTGAACATGAGTATTCATTTGATGATTGTTTATCTCCAAAAGGTAACAAGTTGAGATTTGATTTCTATCTACCCAATAATAATTTATGTATCGAATATGATGGAGAATTTCATTTTCATGAGTATGAGCATATACCAAAAGAAAAATTTAATACACTTCAATTACACGATAAAATCAAAAATGAGTATTGTAAACAGAATAATATAAAATTATTACGGATACCTTATACTCAATTTGATAATATTGAATTTTTGATAAATCAAGAATTATCTTGGATAGATAATATTATTGATGAAATATTTTAAGGAGTTTTATAATGTGGGAATCGTTTGAACATTACTTAAATTTAAAATTAAAAAACCTCAGAAAGCCTTGGATTTCATGGAGAGCATTTCAAATGGGTATTATTGATAAAGATGGAAAAATTCTTAGAAATGCTGAGGGACCATCAGAAAAACAAATTTGGAATGTATTTGATATATTCATAGCAAACATTAAAAGAATTTTTGAAAAATATGTTCCAAATAGAGGTATATTACGCCATAAAGCATTTAAAGAATTTTTAATAGATACAAAGGGTATAAAAAAGGTAATTGAAACATTATCATTGAATAGAGAAACTGTATATATTTCAGAAGAAAAAAATGATATAATAGAAAAAATAGTAGTGGAGTGGTTAAATGCGAATTAAAGTAGAAAAAACTTGTAAAGGTCAATGTTTAAATATTTGTCCTAATGATGTAAGAGTTAGAGTTGGTTCACATTACTGTCAGACAATATGTGAACATTTTTTTGCTAAGAAAATAATGAATGGTCAAGAAGAAATCATATGCAATTTTATTGAAATTGAAGATGATAAAAATTGGATTTATACAAAAATAGATAATCATTTTGATAGTATTACAGATGAAGAATTTGCTAAAAAATGGAAACAAGAATATGAATGTAATTTTAGGCCAACAAAGGATGAAGATAATGTCAAATGAAATAGTTGATAGAAAACAAAAAGAAACAGGCTTATCTAAAGCCGAATTAAATAAATTGTGGGAATTGGCTCAAACATTAACAGCTAAGAAAAACTTACAGGGGACAGCTTTTTTC